GGCGCGGTTTACATCCACCAACAGCCCTATGGTGTCCACTTCGTAAATGAGTACACTTCACCATAGGGCGCACATTGTCTAAAATGGTCTTCTTAAATTTATTGTAAAGGCGGCGTTATGGGGCCAACATATAATCGGTGTAAAAATGGTTGTGATGATGTAAAAACGGTATCGGTTCATTTGGGGCGTGCCGCCAAAGAAGGTGGTACTCAGCACACATCAGACAACACAGCTATGTTAGAAATTGCTTTGGTTCTAAGAGAATGTATCGATGATTGTTTCAGTAGTTATGGGCACCCATTGCGAGACAATAAAGACACCAAGAAAAGGTTGAATGCGGTCATAGCGCAACTTCGGGCAGGTGCCAATGAAAATTAAACCGCTTGGTATGGAAAAGATACCACGGTTAGATAGAAAAAAACTTACGTGGTGGGGATGAATCCGTAAAAGGAAGGAGAGTGGATCAATTGGAAAAAATAGAGAAAGAGCGAATTATCGGGTGTTGCAATGAAATTATTGCAGTGATACAAATAGTAGGAAAGGTATGTAAGGGAAAGAGGGGGAGGGAATTGAGAAAATACTATGAGATAGGGATACAAGCTGCAGAATTTTTAAAAAATAACGCAACGGGGATTGCTAATGAGCCTAGCGAAGAGTTATTGGGTTTGGTAAAGAAGTTGAGGGCTGCGGGAGTGATATTAACTTCGGAGGTTTTACGGGTCCTTTATGAAGATTTTCCGCAAATTAAAAAGTTATGAGTACATTTTTAATAAAGCTGTTACTGGTAGAATATGCCATTATATTTATCGCGTGTATTATTGAACGGAATTGGCCCAGGGCGTTGTATTGGACGGGAGCGGCATTTATTCAGTGTGCAATTTTGTGGATGGGGAAAGTGTAGCGGAGGAGCGTCTTGAGATCATGATTAATCGTCAAAAAGTCTGGCAAAAATACAACGGGCACTGTGCATACTGCGGGGAAGAAATCACGATTAAAAATATGCATATGGATCATATCATACCGGTAGCTGATAGTTATAAATATCCCGGCATTGATCTTGATAGGGAAGACAATCGGAATCCGGCTTGCCGGAAATGCAACAATTTCAAATTCAGGTGGGATATTGAAAAATTCCGTCATGAGCTGGAAATGCAGGTAAGCCGGCTAAAAAGAGTATCACAATTTGATAGGGCACTGCGGTATGGGCTATTAGAAATTACATGTAGACCGGTAATATTTTATTTTGAGAAAAAGGTTGTGAAAAATGAAAGGAAGAGATAAATGAAAGACGGAAGGGGAAATAATTTATTTGCAATAACGATAAAGAATCCTTGGGCGTATTTTATACTAGAAGGGATAAAGCCGGTGGAAAACAGGTCATGGCAGTGTGGGTTCCGGGGAGTGCTACTTATACATGCGTCAAAACAATTTGACGATGATTGGCAAAAGGGGTTAGGGCAAGAAGCATTACATATGGCAAGGAAGAAGTTGGCGATGTTGAATATAGCCAGGAGTGGACATTCGCCATGGGTATATTCTGCGGTGATAGGTGCCGTAATAATAACGGGGAGCGATCAATATTATTTGTCGGATTGGTGCCAGGTGGGGCAGAATTATATTTGGTTTAGCAATCCGATTAAATTTAAGAATCCAATTCCATGCAAGGGGAAACAAAGAATATTTCATCCAGAAATAGAGTTGCAACAGATTTCTACAGAAGATAGGATCAGCCTTAATAATTTATATGATTATTCGATTTCTTTAGGCTTGCAGAGTTTTGAGATTTCAGATTTCAAGACGACAGATTCCAGATTCAAAGAAATTTGAATTTGCCCATAATTTTTAAATCCGAATTTTGAATAAGGGATAATTGAGGAAGCATAATTTCCGTGAAAAGGGAAATAGATGCTGTGATATCTGATAGTGCGTCATGAGCGGAGACAAGGGGGACTGAACATATTTCGCATACGGTTTTGAGTTTTATATCATCATTGAAAGCGCTAGGGAAGAGAAGTGAAAGATGTCGGAAATGATCATAGACGTCGATAGTTTTTCTGCTAAAGTAGGATCCTAAATAGTTAAAGTGGAGTTTATTTGCCAATGAGAAAAGCATATCCATATCGAATTTAACGGAATAGCCGGCTGGAAATAACTTATCGGTTTTGTCGTATTTTTTGACTTTAGAGTCCAGGAATGCGATCAGTTCGGTAAATACGATTTTTGCATCGGGAAAAGTGTTGAGTTTTTCTATGGAAAAGCCGTTGATATCGAGAGCTTTTTGGGATACAGAATCAAAGTTGATGGGTTTAAGATAAAAGACTTTATGATCGGTGGTAGGGGTAAAAGAAAATGAGAAACGGTTGAGCGTGGAGTGATGTAGAATGAGCTCTTTATAAACGATAGCAATTTGAACGGGATCATTGAGGATAGGATCGAGGCCGGTTGTTTCGGTATCGATGAAGGCAAGTTTGATTATTTTTGATTTCATTTCTTCTTTTTCTCCTTTAACCGTTCAATAATATAAGGTACATCCGGTTCGGTAAGGCCGCAGGCCCCACCTGGGTCTTTTAATATTTTAGTAAGCACGGATTCGATTTCTTTTATTGAGAATAGAGCGCTGGAGTAATGTTTTGAGTTTGCCAGATCACGGAGGAAGGTATAAGCATCCAGGTTCTGAGACTCATTGACAACTATGGCAGGGATATCGGTTATTTTGTAGAGCAGTCCTTTGAACTGTTGTCCAGGGGACAGCATAGCGACTTGGGGACCTACGTTAGTCTTGTGTTTCGTTTCAATGGCCCAGCTAATGCCTATTATATCCCAATGACCTGTAAGGTGCGAATTTGTGCGTTTGCAGCAAACAGCCTTGATAGGTTGGTGACAAATATTGCAGGTCGCAAGAGAAGGCGAGTGGGGATGGAATTTTGACCCGGAGCATGATGGAATGAAAGTATTGCCGCAAAACTGTTTTATATGAATACAGGGAAGATCCATAGAGAAGGCGACATTCATAAGATCATCCATGAATTTTTTTTCATGTTGTTGAGGTTTACGAGTTAAGGAGGAGCGGTAATCTGAGAGAGAGATTTCATTAAGGACTTGCCCGGGGAAGAGATCGGTTTGGATTTTTTTATTCAAAAGTGAGTACCAAAAATTAAAGTAAGGAAACGGAAAAGAACGGCTCTTTAGATTCTTCGATGGAGATTGATTCAGATCTTTCTTCGTCGATAACTTTCGATGCCAGCACCTGGACACCCAGCTTGTCGAACACGTCGATCATGGTCAGGAAGTCTGATTTACTCATGGATTCAATTCCGTCCATGCGAACCACTTTGACCGGTGACTTTGCTACAGCATGACCGACAAGCACGGCTGACACAAGCATTCTTTCGGAGGTCCCGCAGTTTTCCAAAAGCGTTTCATTGAGATATATTGAGTCATTACGGACAGATAGACCGGGCATGGGCCAGACAGCTTTTTCGAGCGCGTCGAGTTTAATGGATTCGATATTGGATAATTCATTTTCGAGAGATTCGAGTTGTTTGTCGAAGTTTTTGAGTTGGTCGCAATGCGAAAGGTATTCCTGATACTCTTTAGCTGCTTGGTTAGAGAGCATTGCTTCTGAAAGACGGTTGGAGAGGTCATTTTGATTAGTTACAGGAATATTATCCCTTTCAGATTTAAGTTCGGCGAGAGATTTTAATATTGTTAAACGTTCTTTAGATTTGATTTCCATTTCAGTATTTAATGCAGAAAGATTATTAGTAAGGTTTTGTATTAAATCTTCGGTTTTATATATTGCACGGTCTAAGTCTCCTCTGTAATTGGCGGTTTTGTTGATTTCATTGAGTTCGCTCTGAAGCTGCTCAATGGGAATTTCGTAAGCTTCTTTTTTAACTTCGGGAACGCCAAAGGATTTTTTCTGAGCGGCTATGGTTTTTCTTTGTTGCTCAATGAGTTCCCGCCGGCTTGCAAGATTATCGAGATCGACGCCTTCCGGCAATTGGACTGTAGAGAGTAGAACTTTAGTTTGTTCCAGTGGCCCCAGGTCGAGTATCTTATGAGGATCGACAGACTGCGCATGTATCCATGATTTGAATTGCGCCGCCGAAATCTTTTCGCCTTCGGAGGTGAGAATTGATATGGTATTTGTTTTTTCGGTAAATTCACGTTTTGCAAAAACCTTTTGTTTTCCATCATGCAGGGTGAGTGAAATCAGACCTTTTTTCTCGCCATGGGTTACGGGTTCGCCTACTTTTTCGATGATATCCCATAGAGTAGAGATAGCGGTAGTTTTGCCGGTATCGGTGGGGCCGGATACTATAAGGCTCTTACCGGCGAGTTCAAGATTGAACGTTTTGATGGATTTGTAATTATTGATAGAAAGACTAAATATTTTCATGTTTGGATTCCTCGATTAGTTCGGTTAGAGAAGTTAGGTTGATAATTATGTAGGTAAGTGGATTATTTACAGTGCGGGCATAAATAATTCTGGGTTGATTGTATTTACCTAAAGCTGAAGCAAGAGAGTTGAAAACGGTAGCCAGGCATGCCATTGAAAGTGATTGGTGGTATTTGATAAATAGTATGGGGGGATGATTGAGTAATGGATGTGAAGAAAAAGATTTAGAGATTTCGGTTTGAATAATTGAAGGGATAATTTTTTTCTGGGATTTAGAGATATTAATGATAATTGACATGTTAAAATGGCAAACTTTCTTCAGCAATTTCGCTGTCTGAATTTTTTGAGATTACGTCATTTAACAGGACGTCGACGGATGAGCAGAGTTCAGAGAGTTCATTTGCTGACATAGGTTTAAAAAGACCAGGTTTGTTAAAAAAATTGATTTTCAATTTACCGGAGTCGTCAAGGGAGCAGGCGAGTTTAACAGTTTTACCGGCAAGGATAGGTTCATTGAGCTCTGAAATAGAAGATCCCTGCCAGCCGAAAACATTTTTGAGGGTTTCGATTGATTTATTGATAGCTGCAGGTGAGAGGTAAAGATCGCCATACAAGGTAGAGCCTGCAACAAAAGACGAGCACGGAGTTTTAGAGATGTCATGTAGGAGTTGGCATTGAAACGCGACTGAAGGTGTATGATTGGTTTTTGAGAGACGGAGGACATTGGATACAACAATAGCAAGGAAGTAAAAAAATTCTGTAGTCATAAAGAGCCTCAATATAGGTAAAAGTTAAAATTTTTAAAGTTAAAAAAAAGATTTAGAGTACGTCGATATAATCTGCATCCAAAGGGTTAATGCTGGTCATATCGGCATGGATAGCGCGCTGAACTTCTGCTGATTTCGGGATGAAGGGTTCAAGACCGCGAATACAGGTTTTAATACCCATATCCTCATAATTTGATACCCAAGGGGATTCATCGTCTTTGTTACGTTCGTGGGCGGACTTATAGCCTGCAGAGTAGGTGTCACGGATAATATTAACGTCTTCGACTGACATAACGATGAATCTGTAAGCGTTTTGATCCATACGAGCGTAAGCGTAAAAAGCTACGATAGGACCGCGGTCGACAGATTTACCTGATTTAACGGGTTTATGCAGAAGGAATTCAGAAGTGCCATAGGAATAATCGAAGATATCATGTTCCCTTACGGCGGCGCCGAAGATGGTAACACCGCGGGGTGAATTAAGAAACATTTTAATATATCCACGATACCCAACGATTAGTTGGGCTTCCAATTTTCCGGTCTTGTTGTTTTGGAAGGGGATAAGAAAGGATTCTTTCATAGGTGTATTGACTTCAAGGCCACAGCTTGTGGCTTCAAGCATAGCGCCGACGATCGTTAGTTGGTCGCATTCGAGTAATTTAGGAGTGCGTCGGACTGCGGATATTGCAAGACGGAATACTTTTTCCGGGTCCATGGTTTTTGGAACAAGCATTGCGAAATCCGATTTGTATTTTTCGATAAGGTTTTTGAACGTGTCGTACTTTGTAGCAGGTTTTGTAAGTTCTCCTTTGGGATCTGACGTAACCGTTAAACGTTTGTCGAGAACTTCATTTAAAGCTGCAGCTTTGTCAGGAACGGGAGAGGTGGATTTAGGGGTAGTGGTTTGATTCATAAAAAAATCCTTTCGGAAAATGATTGAAATTTATAAGAATCGTAATTATTTAATTGCCTTTAGAAGAGTGTAGACGGCATTGGAAGGCACTAAACATTCAGAATATGCAGCAGGATACTTTTCTTTTATCTGGCTGCTGTCGAGTCTTAATGAGCTTTTAATGACCTTTGTGACCTTGAATTTGCTGCCGATGCCATATTTGTTGTTACCCAGCTTATTGAGAATCTGCGCATCGAGAATTTTGCGCTTATCATCCAGCTGGTCTATCTGAGCAGCGCAAGCTGCCCTGGTTGAGAGTACAATGTCAAAATCAGAGGGGAATGTAATGGTTGTACCGAGGTCTTTATCCCATAATTGTTTAACGCTCTCAAGGTCTGCTGGTGAAGAGGGTTCGGGAACGACGCTTTTTTCAACGTGGTCGTGCCAGAATTTCTCTGCTAGGTATTGCAGTTTTTCAGCAACCTGGTTATCGGCCATAATGAAAGGGGTTATTAAAAGTTCTTGGCCACCGATGAGGGTTGCAAACCGGCCCCACTGCAGACCGGAAATATGGAGTTCCCATTGTAATTGGATAAAATAATAATCAGGAACATTACCGTTTTCCCAGGACTGGCCCCAACCTGTGGTTTTGACTTCAAGTGCGCCATTGCCATGCTCTGCGAAAATAGGCAGCGGAGAACCGTTCTGCCGGATAACACGGTCAAGGCTGGTTAAAAGGAAAGGTTTTTCTTTGTGCCGGAGAATTGCATTAACACGTTGGACTTTTACTTGTTCCAGGACAGCGAATTCATCTGCTACTGGTTGCTCCAGGAGATTGCCCCATTTCATTTTTTCATTGCCTTGGTCTTTGGAAAGGCCCTTTTTATCCAGATATACATCGATTGGTGAGTGCCACGGATTGATACCTGCTATAGCAGATATGTCGGAGGCGCCGATACCGGACCGTCTGAATTTTAACCATTCCTGCTTGGTTGCAGGATTTTTCATTTCAGGATCGTCGGAAAAGCTGAAAGCACGTTCAGCGGTGATACCGGTAATGTTTTCAAAAATGTTTGGCATTTTATCCCCTTGAAAGGTGTAATTTTTTTAATAATTTATCAAAAAGCGTAGGAGAAAGATCGCCGGAAAAAAGCAAAGTGTATTCTTTGCAGGATTTAAAAAGATCGACTTCGCCTATGGTGAACCATCTGAAATCATGAGAAGAGTCGGACATTTTTAATTTAACTGCTAGAACATGTAAATTGTCGTTGGAGATTTCCCAGGCTACGACAGGGAAGGCAACGCCTCTAAGCAGAGGTTTATTGCAATTTTTAAGTGATGCGTATTGGTATAATGTGAACCAGGACATAAAAAAACTCCAAAAAAAAAGCCGCCTTCTTCGGGACTGAAAGAAGGCGGCAGAGGAAAAACATTTAGACAATAGATAATATAAATAAAATACACGTCAAGTGAAACCTAAGAATGAAGAAAACTTTTCCCGAATACGTTTAACTAGACGAGTAGTATGCACTCTGCACAGGGCATTTCTCTCTGAAATCTCTGTGATAGAATAGCCATCGAGAAGCATCAGGATAATGAGCATTTCCTGAATATTAAAATTGTATTCGATAAAACGGTTATAATCTATATGAAAGAGTATTTCATCCTCGTGCTCGTTCACAATATATCTCCTTAGTGTAATATTTGAAAAATTATTGTATAAATTTCCTGTACGCCTCTCTGCGTGAATCAGGAAACGATAAGCCGAGTTCGAGAGCTTTTTTCAAAAGGGAAACCCGGAGTTGTTCGGGGACCCGGATTGCGGGTAGAGTGTCAGAACCAATGGGAGGCCGGCCTAAGCGAATATTGAAATGCTCTTGAGCATAAATTTTAGCGGCCCATTCCTGGGAGCATGAAAGGGTACCTAAGTCAGAGCGGAAAGCGAATACTCCCATAGAATTTCTGACAATGTAACCCGGGATACTTTGTTTGGGATGCGTATAGTTATTTTTCGAACGCCACTTAATCATGGAGAATCCTTTCGGAAAATGGTTTAGGTATTTGTACCAAGTGAATTGAACCATGGTTGGTAATGGGAATCGGTGACGAGAATGCACTCAGGCCAGGATTTAATTTTTTTACTGGTCCAGGTGGGCTCAATTTTTTTACCTGGGTAGCATTTTTGAGCCTTATATTTGAGTGCTGAAAGTATAGTATTTATAGTAGCCATTAAGCTCCTTTGTTATAGTTTTTCTTTTTGGGTTTGAAAGAAGGCTTGGTCCGCATGCCATTGTCATCACGAAGGAAAAAGCAGGAATCACAGGGGGGTGAGTTAATACAACACGCTCTTGATCGTTTACAATTGCCACACAGGCGATTTGGTTCAAGGCTCATAACTCCTCATTTCTGGGATCGCTCCCAGGTTGTTCGGTTATTCAACGAGCGTTTATGCGGTTAATTCTTCGATTGTTTTTGGTGTCCAGTATAAATCAAGCTCTACATTGTTTTCAATTAATTCTTGGATAGATATATATCCAATCTCTGCATTTTCAATATCACCATTTAAGCAGGCAAGGCCAAAAGCCTGTTGCTGTTCGTTTTCTTGGTCTTTTTCGGTGATATACCAATCTGATCCGCCATTAAAATAATGTAGGTGCGCAGTTGCCTTTTCACCTTGCCCATCCGTTTCGTAGGTTTTTGGCATAGCTTCGATTTTAGATATTAAATCCACCATCATTTTTTGAAATCCTTCTTTTTCCTCCCCTTTGCAGGCTGTTATTAAGCACTGTCCTTGCTGTTTGCTGATAAAATTTTTAAGATTCATGTTTCACCCCTTTTAAAAAGATTCTCCGGTGATCCCGCCGGAAGGTCGGGCATGGTGCCCGTGGCTCTGCTATTCCTCTGCGTTTTCCTTGCAATTGTCCCGTATATCTGTTAAATATTTGTCCACCCCGGTAATAATTATATTGTTGCTATCCGCGTCTGCGTCAATTTCATCCGTCATAGCGCTGATTTCATCATCCGTGGTGTCTGCTGTAATCGTGCCGAAACCCTCGATTTCAGCCGATACCATACTATTCCATTTGCATTGTTTTTTATTCTCGTCGCGGTAATATGTAGTATTTGCCAGCCAGTCTCCTGCGTTCCATTCTGATATAATATCCGATTCGTCTGCGTTTTCAAAGGCGGCGTCACACAGCGCCCCAATTTCCTCTATCGCCTCCTGCGCGTCATCGTTAAACCTCGCCACATTATTATTCCCATCCCATACAGACGCATAACCAGCAGCTACCCGCTCTGCAATAGGAGCTATTTCATCCAGCAGGCTATTCGTAGCGTCTGTTGTCAGTAGCGGAATACCAAAACGTTGTTCGTGCCCGTGGTATACGCTAAATGGCACTGCGTTCCCGATCTCGCCATTATAGTTCACTCCGAGCGTTTCATTTCTACAATCTAATTCAACGTATATGTCCTGTGCATTGGTCTGGCGGTCATAGTGGCAGTGCAGTTTTTTTGCATCGCTGATTTTATTAATTATAATCATACATCACCCCTTTATTTAAGATTGCCGGTGGATCCCGCCGGAAGGTCTGTATAATTAAATATACTATTAAAGCATAAGGAAAGTCAAGGATTATTTTGATAAATTAAAAGATAATTTAAAAGCAAAGAAACGGAAAAAAGACATTGACAACAAAGAAAAAGAATTGACATTTGAGAACGATAAAAAAAGACACTGGAACATGAGAGCGAATGCCTGAAGCGGTTGAATTGACGGAAGAGAAACATAATTAGAACCCCAGAGCCAATTGAGAACAGACCGGCTGGAAAAAGTTGAACCCGCAGAAATAGATATGGCGCCAGGATACGACGCCACTACAGAGCGGGAGAGAGGACAGAGGAACGCCAGGCAGGAAGACAAGGCAGGAGACGCCGGCGCGAACTGCGGAAAAAGCAGCCAGCCAGGAACCGGAGTGTGGCACAGAGGTGGAGAATGGAAACGAAAGAACGAGAGAAGAAGCGGAAATTAGGGACACAGTGCGGGCGCGGAGATGGGCGGGGGCACGGGAAGCTGCAGTGAAAACAGCAAGGGGGATTTGGGAAGAGGTGCAAAACTGACGGACGGCCAGATCTGCCCCAGTGGGACAGCAGCCGGTTGCCAATGGGATGCCGGAACGGGCAAAGCGGAGACAGAGAGATGGGATGATGAGTTGAGCTGCAGGACTGGAGAGAGACAAATGGCGAGACCCCGAGAAAGAGATTGGCTTTGATTGCATTTGATTGCCTTTTGATTGAGAGTGAAAACCTGATGAAAACCAGAGAAAAAAAACAGAAAAAAGAAAAGAGAAAAAAACTGCGGATATTGCATATAAGACTAGTGGTCAATTTGAGACTGCATACTGTAATGGAACGCTGCGTTTTGACTGCATGGTGGCTGAACGCCCCCAAAGCGGCAGAAGTGGAATGAAAGCGCAAAGAACGGACATACCGTAGTTGTTTTCTTTTTTTTGTTTTGGAACTACAACAAGACTCCCCTTTTAAGGGGTATGGGGTGATAAGAATAAAAGAGAAATTTCAAATTATTTCAAATTGTGTTTGTATGAAAGCCAGAAGGGAATGAGGATAATTTTTTTTAGAGGGAAGATTGAGACTTGGGATTTTGGAAGCCAGACGACGCATTTGCCAAAGTTGATGAGTACTGCCATGCCGGTATCGTGAATAATTTCAAGGTAGGTAAGAGTTTTGAAGCAATTTTTTTTTTGCATAAGTGCTCATTTAATTGTTAAGGAAAAAAATGCCCGATACTTAACAGTCTTCATAAGCAAGGGGCGCTTGCATAAGAGTTGAAGTTAAAGTAACGGGCACTTATCTATAAATATAAGTTAAAGACGATAAAAAGGAAGCATCACACCCAGCGGGAAATTACATTGGTAAAGAACGGGTTGCCTTCGAGGATTTGGCCGCTTGGGAGAGTGCATATTAATTTAAACATTATTTTTCCAGCCATAGTATTGGTAGCTGCAGGCATTTTGGCGATAAGTTTAGTTTCATCAATGATTGAGGCGTCGAGAGAGCTTTCGACGCCAGAGGGTAATTTATAAAATATTTTAGGATCAGTGCATCTGAGGAGGTTGCGGGAACCGGGTGAGTCTGCGATGATGGAAAAATCCTGATTGGGTTGTATAGTATCATTGAGGTATGGAGAGAAATTAGAGACATATTCTCCGAGTACCGATACGTTGATTTTAAGGTACGCATTATTAATTTTAATGGTATTCGCGGCTGTGGTGATATTTTTAAAGCCGAAGGCGGTGATGAGGTTTGCGGTAGTAATATTCCATTTTTTTCCGGTCACTGGGTTAAGCAGGAATTGATAAGAGAGCCATGAATAGGAGGTATAGGGAACAAGGAGGGGTGCTGGGGAGTAGGTGGTAATGCCGCCTGCGATATAGAGAGGGGAGCAGGTGTATGCGCCTGCTGCTGCGCCTGACCGTTTGGCGGAGACTATGACTTCGATAGAGTTAATATCGAGATTGAGAACGAGAAGAGGCGCTCTTGTATATGAATCTTGATGTGTGCCCGGGGCTGCGGCATTTTCTACATAGGAGAAGTCTTCGGGTTCTATTGGATAGTTACTAACCACATTGAAATTAGAACCTGCGGCCGGAAAAGGGGTATGTTGGACTACATTGTTGGCAGCGGGGAAAAGTATTATGTAGGACATATTTAATTACTCCGATATTACTGTTTGGGTAAAGGGAAAGGGAAAATGTCGGGATTGAACGATTTTTGGTAGCCGAGTTCGCGCGCTGCGTCATCGGGGCTGATAAAACCGTCACGGGTTTTTCTTTCGACATTTGCGATTTCGAACGAGTCTGCGATAGCGATATCTTTTCTTGCAGGATCTCTGACCGTAGAAAATGAATGATGTACGGTGCAGTCGGTGATTCCTGCAAGTTTAAGGTTAGTGTTGCGAATCCATTCGGAGAATCTTTTAGCGGAGGATTGGACGGATTCTACCTGAGCCATAATGAGATCGAATTGGGATCGGACCCAGTTTTTGGTGGTGGAGAAGGATTTTGCGAGTACCCAGGGGTAGAGGTGGAAGCCGGAGATAATTTCTTCATCGATCACCTGTCTGTTGATTTTCCAGACGAATCCCTGATTATTAGCGCCGCCGACGGAGCCGATAGTGAGATCATCCCAGGAATAAAAGTTATCATCTGCGGATATTTCCTGAAATTGTGACATATAAGAATCGAAATAAGAAGCGCACCGGGTGGAGTAGTTTTCGATAGTTTCACCTTCAACGATGGGGGGTTGTTTGATTTTGATATGCAATCGTGGGGTGCCGGCATTTGCGGAGGATAGTTTCATATCTTCGAGCATATCTTCGGCGGTTTTCATAAGGGACCAGCAGGAGTCGAGCATGGCGGAGCCTGCCGGATTGTCATGTGACATATCGAGAGCGTAGTAAAAGAAGGTATTTTCATTAACTTTATAGAAGACGTGGCTTCGTGGGTCACGGATGTATGGGGTGCGTTGCGAGTTGTTTGCGAAGCGGACGGAAAAGGGATCGAGGATTTTTACGGAATTTATCTTGTCAAGATTGGGGTCGAGTTCTATTTCCCCGGCAAATTTGCCATAAGTAAAGACTGAATCGAAGAACTGGTTGATAAGGAAATCCATGCCGCCGCCCTGGACGAATTTCATAGTAGAGATGCGGGAATCGAGATCGAGCGTAAGTTGTTTGGCGAGTGAACGTGTTGCGTCGGATCCACCGGAGAAATCCGTGTGTTGGTGTGAGGAGCAAAGGTTTTTCCAGACCCAGATAGCGTTGGAGGCCATGGGATAAAAATGTGAAATGAGTCGGTAGAATTGTTTGGGAAATGGGGAGCCGTCAGGCATGAGGTCAGACAGGGGGGTGGAAACCGAGTTTGCCGGTGTGAATAATTTATAGAAATCCTTTTTTGAAACTTCCATTTTTTGAAATGGGATTTTATTCTTAAAAGGAAAGGAGGCGAACGAGCCTTTATGAAGTTGTTTGTTTGGATTTTGTTTACCTGTGAATGGCCATATCATGACGATTTATTCCTTTCAGAAGAGGTAAAATTTGAGGGGAGAAGATTCGTTTTTTAGAATCGGGATTATAATGACCTTTGGCATACCATATGCCCATGAAGAGAGCGCAGACGAAATCCCATATTATTGAATTTTTGGCGTCGGGTTCAAAGTCTACGAGTTCATCTCTGAGTGACCAGTATTCACCATTGAGGGTTTGAGTGATATCGGAGAGTGGGAGGCCGATTTCGCCAAGTTGTAAAGATGTGAGGCCGGATTCGATAATTTCATTTTCATTAGTTGAGTTGAGTTTGATGGGAATAATATCGTTAGAATTGAGAAAAGAATCAAGGACGTCACCAAGACCGGTGGCATCTATAAGAGTAATGCCGTGCCATTTCATTTGTCGCATTTTGACGTTATTTGAGATAATTTGCCAGTAGGAGCGGGTACGGTTTTTTTTATCATCCTGGGTGCGTTCCCAGCTGCGTAATTGCATGACGGAGCCGAGTTCGATAGTGAGGCCGACATTATAAGTGCTGGATCGGGCGAAGTCCCAGACGTTGATATATCTGATACCGATTTCCGGTTCACGGCGCAGGCCGGTGGAAACTAATTGAGCGAAGCTGCAGGTTTCATCGGAGATTACGCCTACCGTGTCATCGTATACGCCGCAGACATTTTTATTTAGGAGTCTGGTAGGCAGGGAATTCATTTTTTCAATTGTGGCTTTGGGGAGGAATTTATTCTGTCTGGAATCGCCTTGGAAGCAAGAGAATTTAGTTGAATCGAGTTTGGATTTTTTTTGTAAGAAATCCCATCTTTTATATGCATTTCTTTTGCCGCGGCGAGGTGTAGTCATCCAGACAAGCATGCCATTATAATCCCATAAGCGCGGAGTAAGGACATCATCAATGAAGGTGGAGAAGTCATCTTGTAGATCGGCTTCGTCGAAGTTTGTCCAGAGATAGGAGCGGCCTTCGAGGAATTTGCCGTTGAGGGATGCATTGCGGAACCACCAGGTAACGCCTGTTCTAAAGACGATATGGGGGAATGGGCTTTTTTTTATATCTTTGATTTGCCATGAAAATTTCGGTTTTTCCAATAAGTGTTCGTTGAATTTGTCAAATACTATATTTGCCTGATCCTGTGAGATGGAGGTATTTAGTATTAAGCATGGTTTATCTTTTTGTGAGGGTTGAACGGGTTTATAGGAAGCGATCCAGGAGCCGATAATCATTGCGAGGAAGCCTTTGCCCCATCGATTCCCGGAGGTAATTGCGAATTCATCTCTGAGTCTGCAGAGGTTAAGAGCGGTTTCTTCTTGTTCGTGGATATCGAGTTCAAGAATATATTTTGCATAGTATGAAATGCTTTCATAGCCTTTATTGATTTGATCTTTAAAATCCGGTTTAACGATGATATCCACTTACATTGCTCACTTGTAAAAAGTAATCTTTGAGTTCAGACGTGAATTTGTTATCTTCTTTGAGTTTAGATTTAATTTCGGATGCTTTGACTGCATCAGAAATGGATGGTACGAGTTTACCCGACTGCAGGTCTGCATAAACTTTTTCAATGATGAGGTCAAGGAATTCCGTCATGTTTTTTATTTGTATTTCGGTGGGGTCCGAATTTTTTTTACCGCCTAGAATAAGTTGAAGAATATGTGATTTTTTATGTCTTCTGAGGGAGAATTCGGAGAGTTTAAATTTCGGATCGGTTTTAGAGATTTCAGTTTGAATTTTTTTGAGTGTGAGACCTTGAACGATAAGTTTATTGATGGCGTCACAGTGTTTGGACGTACATATTTTGCAAAGAGAGGATACGCCGGTAGACGCATCAAAGTGGCCTTTATGTAGCATGGAGTAAATTAATACTTTCTGGTGAAGGGTGAAACCGTAGGGGAGGATGAAGATTTCGTCCTTGAAGAAGAGAAACGGTTTTGAATAAGGCCGCCCGAAGGGACGTCGAGAAGGGCATTGACGTTTGAATATGGCATAAACATAGTTTTAGCGAGTTCAAGATATTTAGAGGATAGTGAAATCCATTCGCGAGAAATAGAAGAAGAATTTTCTCCGGAAGAGGATAATTCTTTCGCTGATTGTGCAAGACAAAGCAGGTAAAGAGAGAAGTTGGTTGCCGCTGATTTTAGCGGTTCATCGCTCGAGGAAAGGGTGTATGGTGATTTGAGTTTTGTGAGAAGATAATTTTCGGCTTCTTTGATTATTTCGAGAATGAGTTCATCGGTCATGAGGACGGGTGAATACGAGTAGTCGATGTAAACGGTGGAGTCATTTGGGATAGAGGAGCCTTTGCGTTTGATTTGGCCGTTTGCATAGTCAATGGTATAGTCGAGGTCTTCGGACATAACGTCGAAAAATTGGTACCAGACATAGACTGAAGAGGCGCTGGGGATAGCGGAAGACGTAGTTCTTTTGATCGTGCCATAAACGTAGTCTATGATATAATCGACGTTTTCGAGGTAGATAGTGGTAAGGATTGCATCATCTGAGACGGTTACGGTATTCCAGATTATTTTTTGGTAAGCGAGATCAAAGGTATTTACATTGGTGAGTGGTAGAGGTGAAGATGGATCGATAACAGGCAGGTAGGAAGTTATTCTTTTGCAAACGACTGATTCAGGGATGATGGGACGATTTTGGAGTTGAGAGAACTGAGACAGGTTAAGGGTAATTCTCTCGTTCATAACCATGGGAATCCATGCTTGGCCAAGTTGAAAGATATTTTTAATTGACGAGATGTCGGTGAGCATAGGATTTTTCCTTTTAGGCTATAATATTATGAGCGACTTCTGTATTGGTGCCATTATTAGTTATTTGGGCGGTAATATTGTTAAGGCAAATATTTGACGTTATAACGATTCGGTCGGAGGTATTTGCGACAAAGATGCCATAGGTGGTATTTGTAATGCAATGGTTTCCGGTGATATGGACTCTGTCGCCGTTTTCAAGATAAATTCCGGCGCCATTGTCGGAGTCTGTGATAAGATTATCAGAAATAATGGAGTCAGATGCTTCGCAATAGATGCCGTGTTGATTGGGGATTGCAATATTATTGTTTGAAATAATGGAATTTGTTGAGGCGGGGTCAACGATGATAGCGGCAGGAAAGGGGGCTGATCCACCGTTTTTTGTATTATTACCTGTGATTGAGCAGCAGGGAGCATTGACAAATATAGCTGCTCCGGTAGGAGAATCTATAGTATTGGAGTTACAGGTATGAGAGCCGGTGCCATTGAGAATAATTGAGTAATCGGTGCCTTTGTAAATAGTATTAGCGGTGATGGTGCAGAAAGAGCCATCTACTTCAATTGCGGCAGTGGGGGAATCGTAGGAGTTATTAGCTGAGATGGCGTTATAGCTGCCAAGGGCATAAAAGCTCTGGAAGTAATTGGAGCAAATTGAATTATGGCTACCGTCAAGGTAGACTGCAACCATACGATTATAGGAGAAGGTGCTATAATTTGAATAGATTTCTATGTCTTGGGAGGCTTGATTGCAGGAGAACGTTAGATAATTAGAAGGCAGGGGAGTGGCTGAGATCAGTGAAAATGTTGTGGCGATGGTATCGAGAGTATTATTTGAGATATTGCAATAATGGGATTCTTCGATGCTGACGGCATGATTTCTACAGTTGACTAATTTATTAAACGAAAACTCGGTATAATTTGAGCCATAAGCGAGGACGCAGGCAATTGCGGAGGCAGAGAGAATATTGTTAAAGGTAATTTTGTTAAGCCAGCAATCGCCATCGGTGGTATTTGTGGCAATAACGCTGGCGGTTTGGTTTTGGAGGGTGTTTTCGGAAACAAAGCAAGCATGAGAATTTTTAAGTTCAATTCCGATAACGCCTGAATTAATTGAATTATGAATTATTTTACATGAGTGTGCAACAGAGATAGCTGCAGCGCCGAGTTGAATGCCGATAGAGGTATTAACGCGATCACAGCGGAGATAATTATCTTTGACGACATTACCGATACCTGAAACTTTAATGCAGGGTCTGGGAGCCGTGGGTTCATGGACTATGTTGAAACCTGAGATTTCAGAATTGAAGTTTTTGAGGTCTACGAGAAAGTAGAGCATGGTGAGAGTGGAGCCGCGGTATTGATCTTCGAGAACCAGGGTGTTATCATTTAGTACGGACGCTACTTTAAGGGCATGCCCTTGACCAATGAGCCAGGGATTTGAATAAGTAGAGGGGGCATTAGCGCCGGTGTCCCAGGCTGTAGCTATACCAGTTACATTAACGGAGTTATTGGTAAGGGTGCAGGAACCGGTGTTATAAGAGTCGGCTGCGGTATGGGTAAAAAGCTCAATAGTGGCGTTAGTAAGATTAAGGATAGTATCGGAGGGAGAGAGGCTGATAAGGGATTGGCCGACGAGTACCAGGTCGGAGGTAATGGAATAAGTGCCCGGTTTGACGAGAATAGTTTTTTCATTAGCTGCGACTGCGGCTTGGATTGAGGAATAGTTGCCGGTGCCGTCGAGGGCGACGACGGCGAATCTTGCATTGTGCAGGAGGTACTGCAGGAACAAGAGAGAGCAATTAAGGGAAGAGATGATATTTTTACCATTATCCGGGGTTGGCATTTGATTGATCCTTTTTTATAGAGTTGCTTAAAGATACGAGTTGGGATTCGAGTTGTGCAATGGCTTCGAGAGCGAGGTTTTTAGTTTCGTCGAATTTAGCAGAGAGCAGGGCGATAGTCTGTGAAATGGTTAAAGTTTGATTTTGGCTGAGAGGCGTAGGATCGGGCGAAGGTAATTTAGGCCTGAGTTCATTGAAAGGCATATGGATCTCCTTAAGATTAATTTACATTAAAGTTAAAATATACTTATGTTTTTTTATTTAGCTGAAAGCAGCACCGGATTTCCATGCCCCATTATAAATATAAAATTCATTATTTATCATATCATAGATCATGGCAACTTTACCGGTGTATGCAGTAGGAACTCCTGTTGGAGTACCTGCGCATGTTGGTATATAAGTAAATCCATCAGTAGCATTTGTGGCAAGCGCCGCCTGAGTACCTAAAACGATATTACCCGCAACAGACAATTCCAACCTTCGTGAAGCAGACGTATAAAATGCAATTGGCTGATACGATCCGTTTACATTATAAGAAGCTACTATTCTCCATACATTTGTTGCTAAATTCCCGAAAAATAAATAGGAATCATCTTCATATCGTTCAATCTGGAACTGAGCAGTATTCGCAGCTGGCGCTTTTAGTTTTAGTCCTACATCATGTACATGTGTCAACGTCACATCACTATGTAAACCATAACTTGTAACCACTCCGTCGGTGGAAAAAGAGATATTTCCGCCCTTAAAAACTCTCATTCTTTCTAAACTATTAGAAAAAATGACTACATCATTATTGGTTACCGATCCAAAACCTGGTACTCCTGCGTTAAAAGCACCAGTAAAGCAAGCATCAACCCCAGAATAAATTGAATGAAAATCACCATAGATACAATCAATATAAGCAGATGTCCCATAGTAAACGTGACAATCAGAAAAAGTAATAGTATCAATTGTTGTATCTGTAAATACCATTCTTCCTTTAGCTGCACCAAGTCCAAAATATTTAGCTGTGGGTATTTCAATACCCCCTGCAACTTCTATTAGAATGGAATTGACCAATCCTGTCGCGGCAAATTTAGGTATTGTTCCAAGAGTACCAAGATTTGCAAGTTGCGTATTGGTTATCGTGTTATTGGTAATATCTGTTGCAACTATCGCACTGGAAGAAAGTAGTCCAACTGCTGAACTATGGATAATACCTACACCATATTGATTAAAAGCTATTGTTCCACCCCAATCAAAACTCATTATTTCTTTTCTTATTGACATATCATCATTTAATGAATCAAAATGAGTAAAACACCCCCCAGATACCATTTGCATCATTTTACTATTAACATCACCATTACTTCCACACATAATAAATCTTGATCCATTATGACCATTACAATGACCATTTGCACCTTCACCAAATCCTTCTAAAATTAAAAATGTTGTTTGTATACTTTTAATATGTAAACCTGTAGTTCCTGCATCAGTATAAAAATCACCCGCTGCGGTGCCTACGTTCAGGAGAGGGGTGACTGTGCCCATGCCTATGCAATTCATTCCCGCGTCTACACAAATGTTTGGAATTGCTGCGGTTCCATAAATATTTGTATCAAAATCTCCTACATTTATATTGATATGTGTCCCCAATGTATTAATTATCATTCTATTCGTTGTATTTGCTCCTTTATTCCATATATCATTAGTTCCAGCCGGGCCTACAGCAAAATCTAACGAACTCGCATATGTCCCAATGTACATAGGATACCAAGTACTTGCGCCAGGAAACAAGTTTCTATATATATTATCTCCCCCGTTTCTCTTGTGGCAATGAAAATAAATACCTAAATCTACTATACTCCCAGACAAAGCCATACTATAGGCATCATCAACGCTTGACGTAAGTTCTACTACTGATTTTACATTTCCATCTGTGCTCCAATTGGCATTAGGAACACAATTAACCCCAACATGCCCACTAGACCCTTCAACTAGAACACTATTAGCCAATCCTGTCGCGGCAAATTTAGGTATCGTGCCCACAGTACCAAGATTTGCAAGTTGCGTATTGGTTATCGTGTTATTGGTAATATCTGTTGCAACTATCGCACTGGAAGAAAGTAGTCCAGCTGCTGAACTGTGGATAATACCTACACCATATTGATTAAAAGTTATTGTTCCATCCCAATCAAAACTCATTATTTCTTTTTTTATTGACATATTATCATTTAATGAATCAAAATGAGTAATAGAACCTCCCGATGCTATTTGCATCATTTTGTCATCAGCAATACCATTACTTCCACACATAATAAATCTTGATCCATTATGACCAGCACCATGCCCATTTGCGTCTTCACCAAATCCTTCTAAAATTAAAAATGCAGTAGCATTAAATGTTGTCTGTCTACTCTTAATATGTAAACCTGTAGTTCCTGCATCAATATAAAAATTACCCGCTGCGGTGCCTACGTTCAGGAGAGGGGTGACTGTGCCCATGCCTATGCAATTCATTAAGTCTGTAGGATAAAGATTATGACCATCCTTAGTCCAATAAGAACCAATAGTATTCATTAATTCATTTAAACAACCGACTAAAGAAATAGCAGTAAAACTTTCATCTAACGCTAAAATTCCATCCTCACTAATAGGAATAGGTACAACTAAAAATTGATCTTGTAAACCAAATCCTGTTTGAAAAATAACATCACCATACATATGTATTTCACCAAAAGAATTTGTTGGATATACCCATTCAGATTCAGATGTATCATAATATTTTTGTTGAGCACAAATATGAAAATCATTAATCTCATCTTTATAACCTATATTATAATTTAAATCATCTATTAAACCTCTTTCATTAACTTTTAATAAAAGCATTAAGTTATTCAATATATCATTATAAAAATAAATTTCTCTATTTTCTGCCATACTTTTCACCTCGGTGAATTAACTTACACACTTGAAACCTCCTGTATATCAATATCTGCAGTATGAGTTTCCTGATAATCTGCTAAAGATGATTCCGGTACTTCTTGTATTGCCAAGTCTACATTTGCACTACCTAACCACTCATAGGTATTTAATTCAACTATAAAATTTTCTTCTCTAAAAGGTAAAGTTATACCAACACCCAGTATTAAATATAAATTACCAGTTACATACCCAATCTTTGTGCAAGTACATTTTACCCATTCACCTAAATCTCTACATATCTCTGAAGGTTTAACTGAATTAAAATCTATACTTCTATTAGGCATAAAATGATAATGCATTTTAACACCTGCTGAAAGCCTGGCAGTTGCTTTTTCATATACAGTATCTAATTCTAAATTAACTAATATTTCATTATCGGTAAATTCTTTAGTTAAATCAAATAAATTTTGAAGTGCTAAATCATCTGATTTAATAAGACCTTTAAAATTTTCTTCATCATTTGCGTCAACATCATATTTAACATCCATTTTAGTTATTAAATAATCTAATTCGCTAAAACTTTCCCTATAAGCTATCTCTCCATTATTATATACAAATTCAGAATTTGTCAATTCTGCAGCATAACTTCCAGGAACACTTAATGGAACAATAGCAATATCACCATTTAATTTTTCTACTAAAAGTAAACAATGTTGTTTAGCTATTTCATCTATTAATTTAATAAGCCCAAAAGGTTTTATAATAATTTTATACATGTGCCACAGTTTTCGTGCTAAAGTTGCTTGAGTAAAAGAAGTTTCATCCAATGTTAATTTAGGGGCATACTCTATCAATAAATTTTTAATTACTTGAACAGGATTATTAACTAAATTAATAGCTGTATTTAAAATATAAACCTTTTTACCACTAGCTACAAATATAAAATTCTCATATTTATAATAAGTATATTCTGCTCTTTCTAAATAAGTTGGAGGATGACTACTAGAAACAATTGTTTCTACACCAGTTAATGTATTCCAACTAAGGTATTTAAATTCAGACTTATAAACTTTATACATAAAATTACTAGTACCATTAAATTTATTGTCAAAAGGACTATACATTAAAGTTCCTACAGCTGTACCAACTAACTCTTTAATATTATAAAGACTTCCATCTGTTAAATTTACATAGGCACTTTGTATAATTTTTGTATCATCACTAGATATAGTTAATACTATACCATACGGAAAGTTTACTAAATCCTTAGTCACAAAAAATTTAGGATTATCTCCAGTTGCTATCTCATCTAATATATTTTCTGCATCTAAAACAGTTTTAGGTATTACATCTGCATAAAAATCTAATTCATTAACTAATGCAGATATTTCCAACTTTAGTTTTGGTCTACTTAAAGCAAAAGTTGATCTTAATTTATAATAATTTGAACCTCTAAAAGAAATATAAATTCCTTCTTTTAAATCGTTTAAACTCAATAAACCGTATGTTTGATCATAACCATTAGCAAAATCATAATAAATATTTTTACCATTATATTTAAATGGTGGTATAATTCCAATACAATCCTTAAATACTCCTATCTTCCAAGCTCCACTTAATATAATACTATAATTACCTTCTTGTTTAGTAATAATACCTGAATTAACAACAGCAGTTAATGATGAATTTCCAATCTGATAAGTTGTAGTATTTTGTACTTCATTTCTACCAAAATACACTCTTGAAGATTTCCACTTATCACTTTTATTGGTTTCATCAAACCAACCTTCTAAACCAGACAAAGAGATATAAGCAGATATATACTGTGGAATTTCATTTACAAGAGAAGAAGGAAATTGATTAATAGTTGATTTAGCACTTCCGACTAATCTAGCTATTTTTAAATCACCCTTTAAATCTGGCATATCAAAAAATAAACCCAAATAATGTTGATATACTTTTCCCCATGATGAAACAATTAAATCTCCTGTTCCATCTAAAAAACTACTTATATTTTGTGTTCTCCAATTAGTTTGTGCACCTTCTCCATAAGAATTAATAGTAGTTATATTTTTTAATTCTGTATTATATTCATACATAATAGAACTGTTTGTGTCTGTTTTTAACTTTATTATAGCATTGTCTAAATGTGTTATAGGAACAGTTTTATTCCAACCACGTTCTACAGTTATTCTTTGTACTTTTGGGTTATCTCCATTTTCATTTAATAATGGATAAACTTTTTGAGTATTAATAACCAACATTTCTTCATCATCAATTTTTATTACAACTCCCTCAGGAATAGAAGTCATTACTTTATACTGATTCCACTCATTAGCTATTTCTGAAGGTTCCACGTTAGCATCATACTCTAAACCCGTACTAAATCTAACAGCGTCAATCTCCTTTTTTATTTTAGCTTCTGAATAATCTATAAAACTATCAGCTACAAAATTATCTAATAAATTATGATTTACACAAAAAGGTATATTATTATTTTCCTCAAAATATGTTTCCATGTTTAATCTAGTCTCACCATAAAAAGCATCCCAAACAGTCGCAAATAAATAGTATGTTTTATCAGATATAACTTCACTTCTTAAATATAACCATTTACAAGAAGTGTTTATAATAGGAGGAGGACTAAGTCTTTCTATATAATCATCAGGAGCAAAAACATAAGGAACTACACTTGAAAATCCCATAATATAATAATCATGTATATCAATTTGAAATTGATCTAAAGTAATACTCTCAGCTGTGTATGCAAAAATTCTATCCTTCTCCCCAAAGAATACAATTTTATCTTTTATTGTAGCGTCACTTAATACTTTATTATAAATAGGTTTATCATTTACACCAGATTGTTTAATATAAATATCTTTAATAATATATTTATCACTTTCACTAAAAGATAAAACAGTTGCACCATATTGATCTTTTATTTTTTTTAAAGGTAAAAGACTCATATTTTCATTGTAACCTAAAAGTATAGGTTCATATGTAATCTCTCCTTCTATATCCACAACACTTGCACCTTTTACCTCTGTCTTTAAACTACTTAATAATTCTCTCACAGAAAAAATTATTTCTTCCTTATCTCTATTTATTTTATAAACTTCACCTTTAAAAACAATTTGCCCTGAAGTAACATTTAATATTTCATTTCCTTCCCAAAGAACAACTTCTATTTTTCTTCCATAAAATTTTATTAAGTCTAAGGTAGAAATACTTAATAATAAGGTAAAAGAAAAATCTTTTAATCTACTAATACCACCTATACCATTACTTATTTGTTCTTCACTTTTTTCCACATCTATTTTAGATATAAAATCAATACTGTTAGAAATCTTAGATACATTGTTAAGAATACTTTTTATTAAATGCAACTCAGATGATATTGTATCAATTGAAGGACTGAAAACATAAGCAATTTCTGCTTCTTCTAACAATTCATTAAAAGGAGAATCAATTTTCCAATCATCACTTATGTTTGGATATAAAACAACTCCCATTGTTACTTGTGTACTAGTTTCAAACATAGTTTTCAATCCTCCTATACAGTTCTTACAAATGGAAATTTAATTTCATATATCCCAGGTGGAGTAATTTTAAATATTCCCTCTGTATCAGATTTATTATAATGAGCATTAGTTATATTTACACCTCTACCTAAACCCAAATTTATATAAGTATTAGGATTACAAGTAATAGTAAAAGTATTCAATCTGTATAAAGCTTTTTCTCTAATCCATGTTTGCAAAAGTAAAAAGTCTGCATAAGATACATTCTTTACAACTAATTCAGCAAATAACATTTCAGGTGCTGAGTAGTCATAAACTACTATAGCACTATCTCCTGTTATATATTGAACTTGACCATTCTTTTCAAACCAGAAATCTGTAGCATATACCACTTCTCCAACAATACCACATACATTTCCACTTTGATTAAAAACTACGTCTACCATAATTATCTTATTCCTTGCTTTTCACCTAGGTGAATTGATTTACGTTACCATCTCTTTTCTTCCTTTTTTAATCTTATAAATAAGTCTCTTTCATATTCAGGAGAACCTATCAACGTATCAATATAAAGATTAACATTTCTACTACTCGTAAAACTTTTTCCTAATCTATCTTCAATCATTGATTTAACACCATACTCACCACCTAAAGAATCAACAATATCTTTTTTTACCATATATTCGCCATTACTACCCCACATTGGGACTGAATCTGAAGTACCGTTACCTGCTCCTCTAACCATTCCGCCTTCTCTATATTTTTTACTTGCAATAAATATAGCGGATGCTGTTGTAGCAGCAGCAGTTAAAGCTGCTAAAACCCATCCTGCCGGCCCAGATTGTAATTGAGCAATAAATGCTACTGCTCCTTTTATCAATACATCAATTATAGCCCAAGCTTTTTCTTTATTTTTATATTCTACCTCTTCTTTTTCTTTTCTCTTTTGCAATTTCCTCATATCTGCATCATATTTCATTTGTATTAATTTCTGTCTTTCAGAACTATTTTTGGCTAAATCCATCTGTTTACTATACTTTTTATTTAAAGCATTTTCTTCTTTAGTAATATTATTCATTATTTTATCGTGTCTAAGATCATCAAAACCAGTAATTATTTGATCAGTTAATTCATAAGCTGCTACAACTTTATCTTGATGGTCTAAAATATCTTTATAAGTAATATCTAATATTTCTTTATTAGTATCTTGTGATTTTTTATGAGCAACAACAACTTTACCTTTAGCTTCTTTTTCCTTTTCCTTTTTTCCTTCAAGTTTTTCCCTTAATTTTTCTACTTCCTTCTTTAATTTTTCTATTTCTTTTTCCTCTAAAACCAATTTAACTGCAACAACCATTTCTAATTGTTTTTGTATATTTTTTGGTAGATCAGATATTTTTAAACCTACATCTTTTATATCAGTTAAATTACTACCTTCAACTACTTCTTTAGTTTTTAAACTTTTTAAAGTCTCTTTACCTATCCCCTGAGTTTTTTCTCCTTCACTTAAAAGTCTAGGTTCAATAGGATGAATACCAGCTAAAATTCTAGCATAAGCATCTTTAATACCTTCACTTCTATTATTTAAATAATCTATGTATGCATCTATCCATGCTTGTGCTCTTTTTCTTGCTTCCTCTATTGCTGCTTGCTTTAGTTGTAAAGCTAAAGTATTTTCTTTATCTAACTTAGTTTGCGCTATTCTATCATTACTATCTTTTATAATTTGTTCAACTTCTTTTATACTCTTTTCCAAACCTGGAATTATTTTAATTAAATCTATATTTTCAAAAAACTTTAATGGCAAATTATATTTTTCAGCTATTGTTACTATTTCAGCGCTAGCCTTTTGAGCATTTTTTGATACATCACCAAATTCACCAATGAATTGTTGTTTTTCTTCAGGTTTATACTTTAAACTTTGATATTCTTTTAATGCTGCTAATTTACTTTTCATACCTTCTAATGAAGTATCTGCAACAGTTGCAGTTTGTTTATCTAATCGTGCATTCCATTTATCAAATGCCACATTAAGAATCTCTATCGTACCAAAAAGAGCTAAAGCATACATATTCCAATTAACTAAAAGACTACCTAAAGCCGTACCTTTTCCAGTTGCCTTTACTGTTTCATTAAACTTAAGCATTGCTTTATTACCAGCAACAAAATTTTTATTAAAAAGAATAGAATTAGCAATTAAAATTTTTATACTTGCACTTAAAAATCTAAAATTTATAACACCTTTACTAACTAAAAAACCAATAACGTCAGCAACATTTTTTAAAGATTTTGCTATATTATTTGAAAAAACAATTATCAATTCCTTATTCTCTAGCATCCATTTTTGTAAACTGATAAAAGATTCTATTAATTGAGTTACAGGATTAACAGTAAAAGAATTATCCATTATTAATTGCCATGTCGCACCCAAATTAACAAAAGTATTTTCCAATATTTTTAATTGATTAATCCAACTATACCTAATAACGGCAGCTACATCTGAAACTTTAAGTGTTTGCTCTTCCAATTCTTTAGTAAATTCATTAACTTCTTTACTGCTAGCTGCTACTGCTAAAGATGTAACAACTGCTCTCTTTTTAAATAGTTCTAGAAACCCAGTTACATCTACACCTCTAACCTTTAATTCAGCTAAAATATCTGCAAAAGACATTGTTTCCGTATTCATACCAATTAAGACTTGTTTAGTCTTACCAGTTGCAGATAAAATATTTAAAAACATATTCTTCATTGCATTACCAGCAAGAGTACCTTTAATACCTCTATTGGCAAGAATACCTAAAATAGAAGAAGTTTCTTCAAGAGAATAACCCATTGTGTTAGCAACAGTTGCAACATATTTCATAGAGTCAGCAATTTCTTCAAAAGATTCTATTGAAGTCTGTGCTTCTACTTGAAATAAAACATTAGCAGTTCTTTGTACTTCTGCCATATTTAAAAAATCTAAACTAAATTGACGCATTATATCTAAAACAATAACAGAAACTCTACCCATTTCTAAACCAGTAGCCGTTGTTATATCTGCTAAAATTGGTAACATTTTAGATGCTGCCACAGCAGGAATACCTAATTTAACTAAAGCTAATGTAGCTGATTGAACTTCTGTCGCCATAAACTCTGTAGCATTAGAAAGATCAATAGACTGTTGACTTAATTTAGATAAAGATTTACCTGAAATACCTGCAACACCTTCAATTCTACGAGTAGTATTTTCGAATTTAGTAACTTCATCTATAGTTTTTGTAATACCTTCTTTAAATTTATTAAGTATCGTTAAAAAGGTAGAAGCTACAAATACTCTATTTAAAGTTTTACCTAGACTCCAAGTAGCTTTCTCAAGTCCTTCTACTTTAGCAGTTAAATCTTTTACTGCAACACTACCTTTATCATAAATTGATATATGTAATACTAAATCTCTAGCCATTTTTACTCCTTCTAGTCTCCATATTCTTTAATACCTCCCTATTTAACCTTAATAAAAAATATGACATTGCTCTCCAAAATTCATCGTATGTTACATCCAAATCAATAGGCATATCTCTTAAAAAATCTTGTGTCCCCATTAATGAAAAACCACTTTCTGTTATAGAACCAAGAGAAATTACGGTATTAAAGATTTTCCATATTTCTGGAAGTTTAGTATAAATAATTAAATTTTTTAAATCTATTTCCAATAAAGGTATTAAACAACAATAAGTACAAGACTTTTGAAATTGGCATGATAAGCATTTTTGGGGAAACCAACCATAATCAATGCAAGCATCACACCAATCTACAAGTTTTTTTCATTTATACCAGAATAGGCAACTATAATTTTCCGTATTAAAGAAACTTCTTTTTGAACTTCTTCAAAAACAGCTATTTGATTATTTTCATTAAAAGGAACAACAACTCCATTTTGATCTACAATACCTTCCCAACCAATTAATGATTTTCTTAACATATAAAGAAAAGCATTATAAGAACCTTCTTCTTTAACTTGCCCTTCTTCTTCTTTATTAACTGCTACTTTTTTCAAATTTAATTTATCTCTAAGTTCATCAAAATTTAAATTTTCAACTGCTACTTTTTCAAAAAAAAGTTTTACACACACATCTGTATCATCAAACATATGTTCAATCTCAAATTTTCTTATGGTATTTATTTTAAAATTCATATCTATCCTTTTTTGTAAAAGAATTAGGGTGAATTCTAATTCACCCTATTCTTTTACCTCGGTGAATTAACTTACTGTGCTGTCATTTGATTAACTGATTCATAATCACGAGTTCTAAAAACAATAGGAGCTTTGTGAATTTCAGTAACACCTGTCAACCACGTAGTCCACTGATGTGAACCTTCCACATATCCCGGGTTAATAGCCAATACTTCTTGAGCAACTCCTGAATCATCCATACCAGCTTCACTAAGAATAGCTGTCTTCACTAACCACTCTTGCATATACCAACCCTGATTTGCAGCGACCCTTAAAATAATAGGAGTTTGTGCATCTCTATAAGTTTGATATACTTGACTACTATGTCTACTTATTGTTCCATTAATTTTAATGTCATATGCATTTTCAATAATAGGTTCAGCAATTGATAAACCTGAAACAAAATCTTGCATACTTTGTAAAGGTATTCCTACACCTATGTCTAAATTACTTATACCCAATTCGGACATACTATTCAATTGACCATTTGCACCTATTGCATAAGCTGTACCAATTAAAACCATGTGTTCAAAATGAGCAGGTACAAGTTGATTATCACCTAACCCACTTAAAAGTGTCCAAGCAGAAGAAGAATAATCATCTCTAGCTTCTGAATATGCAAGAAAATTAGTTTCAAAAGAAGCTAAACCTGCTGCTGCGATTTTATAATTAAAACCTTTACAAATAGAATTTTGATATCTAATATCATACCCATCAGATCTTTTTCCTATAGTTGCCATTAAATTTCTTTTATCGGTAACCTCTACTGAAGCAAGAACTGCATCTTCTGCTGCTGTATAAGCTCTGAAATGACGAGCACCTGAATCAATTTCATAAGTATGTTCATACATTTTAGCACTAACAGAAGTATAAGTAAAAGTAGGTTTACCATCACTGGTCAATTCACCAGCAACAGTTGGAGCAACTTCTGTAGATGAAAATACAAAAATATATTCTAATGACATACCTGAACGATATGTTTCAGTTCTTAAATAAGTATAATTTTTTCCACTTTGAACATAAACAACACCAACAGTAGGAGTAGTAGCAAAACCTGTTCCTTTAAAACAGTATACACCCCCAGGGTCATGTTCAAAACCAAACATCCAATAATGAAATCTATTCATACCTGCATAACGACCGTAAAATGATAAAGGATTATCAACAGATTTACCAATCATTCTTGGTAATGCTTTAAATCCTTTAGTCGTTACACTAGCATCTTCTTCAAGAGCAATAGCAAGTTTACTAGAAAAAGATAAATAAGGAAAAGCATCATTTGCACCTAAAGTAGCAGCGGAAGCAGCATCTCCCCAACCTTCACTAGCTACACCAGTAACATTAAATACATTAGCTGCGCCACCATCAGTAGTAATATTAATAGCAACACCAGCAATAGCATGTGCCCTATTAACAGCCAATTTAATATGAGTAGTATTAATAACAATTACATAATAAAGAGTTAATGCTACTATTGGATTAGGTAGATCACCAGCACCTTTAACAACATAACCAGCATCACCTGTTACAAAAGTTTGAACAGATGTTGTTAATATATCATCATCTGCTTCGGCTTGAAAAGTACAAGTCTTTAAAGTTTCACTCCTACCAGCTTCTAATTGCATAGCAGCAGTTTGAAAAATCTTTGAAATAGGCATTATTATCCTCCATACGTATCGGGTAACGTAAACTCAATTCCATGCATCAGTATAAAAGAATCAAGTTTTTCTATGATTTCATGTTCATAAAATAACTCAGCAAAGGCTGAAACTTGTGTAAATCCATCACAAACAATTATTCCATTTACTTTATCAGAATTAAAACTTTTAACTAATCTTTTTACTTCATATGCAAAATCCAACAAATAGAAAGTATCATCTTCAGTTACTAAATTATTAAATTTTTCTCTTCTTACCCAACCCGCTATAGAAAATCTAAACTCACTTTCTATTTGACGTTGATCTATATAATCATTTTCTTTAGATTTTGCTATTAAAATTTCTAACCTAGGAAACATAGTATTATCTAATTGAGAATGTTCTAACATTTCTCCTACTATAACATTAGCAGAACTAGTTATATAGGTACACGTTCTTAATTTAGCCAATAATTTTATTAAAAATTGTCTTTCAACTGACACAATCTGACCTCCTTAATAAACTCACAAGTTCACTCTCACTAGTTACTGGCGCAAAAATAGGTCTGCCCATATATTCCTGTTGAAAACGCATAGCTAAAGACTTTAAGGTTTCTTGAGGCATACCAAACATTGTACTCATTAAAATATAATGTTCCTTTACAAAAACTCTATATGTACCAATATAAGCAAGTTCTGTAGATTTTCTCATCTCTCTAATTTGACCTTTTAAACCAATAGTCTCTTCTTTTTGAAGAATGTTATTCCATTTTTTATCCCAACCATATAAATAATCATTTTTATGTATATCATATCCTAACATATATTTAAGTTTACAAGTTCTAGACGTTAATCTACCAGGAGTTGAAGGTTGTTGTTTCCATGCTTGATATGGATTATATGTTTTAGGATTAGTTAAATTGGGTATTAAATAATCTCTAGCCTTCTCTCTTGTCTTAGTCATAAAAATAGCAATAATCTTTTTTATTTCATTATCTCTAGTTTTATTATAAACTTTTAAACCCATAATACATTTTTTTGCACCAATTAATTCTGCTCTCATACTTTATCACCTCGGTGAATTAACTTACTTGTACCTGTATTTACAGGTACAAGTAATCTTATCTTACTTTACAGAACAGTCGTAATTAAAACACCATACTTAGTATCTAAGAAAATACCTCTAAATTCTCTGGCGCGAATAATAGTAGAATCAGTCCTTTCCTCAGGATAAGATTCTATAATATAATCTTTAGCAAATTTTGTATAAACAGGTTGCCTTCCAATCCCAGGTACCTTCCAAGAAGGAATAGCAGGAGTTGGAAAATACAACAAAGCATAAGCATTAGCAAATAAACGACTAAAAATAGCTGGATCAACACCAAGTGCTGTAGAATCGGCATAAGATGTTGCAACATCCACTCCACCTATTCCAAAGAAAGTAGCAAGCAATTTTGCTTGTATACTCTCTTCCATATTTTCAATAGGAGTAGTATACTTTACAGCATCAGCTACTTGTGTTAAACGAATAGCTTCACGCAAAACAACTTCATTAATCAAAAGTCTACATTGAATTTTTGCCTTACCAGTTTTCGCAAACAATTTATTATAAGCATCATTTACATCTTTAAAACCATCAGAACCAGCAATACTCCAAACAGCATCTGCTGCTTCACTATCAGCACCGGCTGCAAAAGTAGTAGCATTAAACAATGCTTCAGCTGCACGTTTTTCACGAGCAAGAAGTAATTGATTTCTCGCAACCATTGCAGATATTGTTTCCTCAGAAAAAATATCTGAGTTCAACAATTCTTGAACATTATCTACAGGTTCTTCATAACCATATTCATAGGTATAGTAAGTTTGCGCACCCCATACCCATGCCCCTCTTTTAAATGAACCATCAGGAGCACGTTTAGTATCAAGTAATTTCATACCTGCACCGGTAGATAACTCAGGAACCTGTGCAGTTTTTTCAATAACAGGTGTTTCAGGTAAAATCTTATTAGCAACAAGATTAACCGTTCCCATTGGGCTAGCTTCAATGAGGGTTTTCAAATCGCTTCTTAATTTAGTGCTACCAACATACTTAGACATAGTTATTTAAATCCTTTCTTCACTTAAAGTGAGACCCATTCAATTACAATTGTACCAGCTAAAGTTGGCCCAGCATCAGCACCTGCCCAACCATCTGCTATATTAGCATAAATAACATGATCACCAGCAGCTGCAATATATAAGTCAACAACTGCTCCATCAAGAGATTTAGTTCCCGTACAATTACCTAGAGCAATAGTAGAAGCTCCACGAAGAATATTTTCACAACCAGCACCAACAGCACCAAGAGTTGCTTGTGCACCGGTACCAATGGTTGTACCAAGACCTAGTTCTGGTGTATCTGCACCAATCAGAACGCCAACTTGTGTAAGTCCTAAATTAAAGTTTGCAGTTTTAATTACTTTTGCTCCTGCAGGAAGGGTATATACTGGAATACCAACTCCTTGATTAGCCGCTCCTGCAATAGCTGGCATTGCTTTACTAACTGTCAATGTTGTTACATGAGTAAAAGCATCACCTGCTTCAACAGCTGTTACACCTGCACCAACAACACCTGCATTAGTTGGAGCCACAATAATTTTTACTTTATTGTAACCAACCGAAATACTACCATTAACCGCTGCAAGTTTACATAAACAAGCTACTGCGCCAGCTGTCTGAACAGTCCCTTTTCCAACTACCCCTACTACTTCAACCGACTCACCTAAAGCAATTATACCGGCTGCATCAAATTGAAATGAACGAGATGTATCAGTTAAAAGAGCAACACTAATAACTAAATTATCTTCATCCCCCAAAGTAATAGCATCTGGTTGTGCCGCTGCTGCTGTATAAGCAACAGTATCAGTAGCTACAATAATTGTAACAAACCTTCTAGCTAACATTCCACTTGGGGCTTTAAAAGTTAATGAACCTACTTCGTGCATACCTATTCTCCTTTCTTATAATCGTATAAAATATTAAATAACTTA